GTTAAAATAAAAGAAATTAGACAATTAATTGATGCTATTGGTGATAAGGCTGGCGGTGGTGGCGGAGGCGGAGGCGGTACAAAGGTAGATGCAACAACAGCAGCCCTAGAAGCAGCCGTTACAGCAGCAGAAGCGACTAGTGCTAGTGCAACAAAGAGTCTTAGTCTTTCACGGTCAAACTATGCTGATGCAATATGGCGTGGTAACTGGCGTGAACTTGACACACTTGATGCAGAAATAGAACGTAAAGAAAAAGAACTAAAAGCAGCAAATGATAAACTTGCAGCAGCAAAGAAAGCACTAGCCGATCAAATTAACAATCCAGTTGCGCTGTATGATCCAAACGATCCAAGTCATAAGGGATCTTATGCAGATGGTCTGAAAGCATTTACTGAAGCATCAGGTATGGGAAGTGGTGCAGCACCTTACTTAAGGCAACGAGGCTACTGGGCTAATGGTGGAGTGGTTGGTCCAGGCAGGACCGCTAATGCTGGTGTGGGTGGATTTGGAGCACGTAAGTATATTGCAAAGAAATTTGCAAGAGGTACAGATACAGTGCCAGCAATGCTAACTCCTGGAGAATTTGTTATGAGTAAGTATGCAGTCCAGTCAACTGGTGTTGACAAACTAAAAGCAATAAATAATGGAAGTTCAGTAGGAGACTCAGTGTATAATTATAACCTTAATGTAAATGTAAAATCTGATGCTAATCCAGATGATATTGCACGAGCAGTTATGGTACAAATTAAGAGCGTAGATGCTCAAAGAATTCGGGGGACTAGAATCTAATGGCAAACAATACCTATATGTCTGGTAGAAAAAAATATTCTAGACCCCAGGCAATGCTATTTGCAGATAACCCTGGAACAAAGGTTGATGGATTTTACATTCCAGAAGGCAATGAAATTGGGTCCAATACGGCCTTTACAGCCACCAATGGCGAGTTTCTAATCCTTTCTGATGATAATAGGTCAGAGATAGATTTTCAACCCGTTAGAATTGAAAAACGGGAAAGAATGATCAATGGCCGTATGAGGTCATACCATATTGCAGATAAACTAAATATATCAGCATCTTGGAATATGTTGCCATCCAGAGCCTATAGTGGAAAAGCAAATTTTAACAGTAGCGGAAAGTCAGCAATGACTGGACAAAGAGGTTTGCCTAGTTCTTTAGATATGGAATTTACAACAGATGGTGGTGCTGGAGGAGTAGAACTACTTGATTGGTATGATAACCACAAAGGATCATTTTGGGTTTACCTTGCTTACGATAAGTATACAAATTTTGAAGACACAGATGGCAGTTCAACTGACAATAGGTTTAACAATGTTAATAAATATAATGAAGTTATAGAAGTCTTTTTTTCAGATTTTAGTTATTCAGTTGTAAAAAGAAGTGGCTTAAACTTTGATTTTTGGAATGTGTCTTTTTCACTGGAAGAGGCATAATGTTTCAAAACAAAGAATTATTAGACTATATAGAAACAAGTTCTTCTGTTAAAACAAAATCTTCAGTAATTGCTGAATGGAATATGAATATTGCAACAAACATTTCTATGGTGGGAAACTATAGATACCGTCCAACACAAACAGATTCTGTTTATAGAACAATTCCAAACACTTTTGATCCTCTAGATTCAGGAAATTCAACTGGGGCAATTAAGTATTACACTGGAGCAACTGATGCTGACACAGTTATTGATGGAGGTTTTGATGATGAGGGGGATCCAACCACACTAAAACCAATTAAAGAAAAAATGAAGATGTTATATTCTTTAGAAGACTGTTTTAGTTATCAGAGACCAAGGTCTGGAATTAATAAAGCCACATACCTTAATGGAAGATATCTGCATAATCCAAATATAAATATGGCAAAAAGACCAAGATACTATATGTCAGACAAAAATGATCCATTTAAATATTGGACTTCTTTTAGAACAGAAAACGGTACTGAATATGGAATTGCCAATAAAACTATTAACGAAAGACATAGAATAGAAGATACAGCGCCATTTGTTGTATATAAAGAAAAAGTTCCAGCAAACAGATTAGTAGTAAAGATGCAAACAAATATTGGAGAATTAGACTATGGCACATTCTCAAACTCCGCTGAAAGACTTACTGATCCATATTTTGGAGAAAACAATAAAACAACTCCAAACAACTGGAAAATTCAGGTATTAAAAAATAACAATTGGGTAGACGCTATATCATTTTCTGACAGAGATAAAAGAAAAGATGGTAAGGCAATAATCGGATCTGACGGATATGTTGAAATTTCCTATGGATTAATTATTCCAAAAACATATTCAAATATATTTAAATTTATTTCAGAGTTGTCCTCAGCAACATTAAAGCCAGACACAGCCCAAGAGGGTGATTCTTATTTAGTTATTTCTGACAGCATGTCTTTAGGCACATATTATATTTGGTATAAAGGACAATGGAAAACTTTTGCTCCATCTTATGGTTGGAGCCTTGAAGATTCTGTTGTTGGAACTCTTACAAATTTTGTTACAGACTTAACCAATCCCCCAGCATTTATCCTAAACAATCAAACAAAATATAAAGAGTTTGAGTATATTTCTGGAATAAGAATTGTCGTTGATACTATGAACAAGTTTGATTCTACATTTGATCTAATTGAACTATCTCCAAGACTTGTGTCAGACTTAAGCGATAGGGTTTTAGAATTTTCTGTTAATAAAAGCGCTTCTGATTTAGGAGTTAGTGGATTGCCAGTAGGACAACTTCTTGCTTCAACAGGATCAATCTCATTATTTGATTTTGACGATGCCTTTCATCCCTCAAATAGTTTAAGTATTATTAGTAAATATGTTTCTAAAAATATTCAAATTAAACTCTATGAAGTTATTACAGACACTGCTGGAACTGAGCACTATCTACCAATTAAAACTATGTACTCTGATGGGTTTCCAAAACTAGATAATCAGTCTAAAGAAGTTTCTATAGACCTTAGAGATCTATATTTTTATTTTGAGTCACAGATTGCACCACAAATCTTTTTTACAAACACATCTGTTAGTTCTGCAGTCTCACTGCTACTTGATTCAATAGGATTTTCTAATTATATTTTTAAAAGAGTCGAAGGCGAATCTGAAATTATTATTCCTTATTTTTTTATTCCTCCAGAAAAAAGTGTAGCCCAGGTATTAGAAGATCTTGCACTATCAACACAAACGGCAATGTTCTTTGATGAGGACAATAACTTTGTAATGATGAGTAAAGATTACATAATGCCATCAAAAGATCAAAGACAAACAGATATAACTCTGTACGGTTCAACAGATTTTTCTGATAGCGGAGTTATTAAAAATGAAAGAACAAACAGCAAACTTTCAAATATTTTAGAAGTAGCATCTCAAAACAACGATGTATATAATGGTGGAAAGATTGTTTACACTACAAGGCATATACAAAGATCAGTAGGAACAGTAAAGCAAGCAAGTCTTGTAGACAATGAAAAGGTTTGGATATATAAACCAGTTCTTCTTTGGGCACTTGGAGGATCAGAAAAAACAAAGTCTGTTAATTCAGAAGTTGGAAATCAGTCAACATATTTACTCACTGCAATACCATTAAACTCAAACCTATCTTTAAATGTTCCATCAGTAAAAAATAATCAGGTTATAGATAACATCATAGACTTTGGTGAGGCTTCTTATTGGATGACAAGATATAATGGATATTTTTATTCTAATGGAGAAGTTATAAAATTTGATGCAGTCCAGTATAGTGTTTCAGGCACTGGAGATGTTTGGATAAATAGCGTTCAAGAATATGACAAATATTTTTCATCATTGCCATTTAATGGAAAAATTTATCCAACAGGTTTAGTAAGGATATACGCTGAACCAAACTATGAAGAAGTTGCTGGTATTACAAAACTTAAAAATGGACCAGTAGCAAAACATGGTAGAGGACAATTTGGAACACCAGTTGCTTTTCACACAGCAGGAATTGATCCATATTGGTCTAACAACGATAACGTTCGTGGTTGCACTATGGATTCAAAATATTTGTTTGAATTAAATCAAACAGTGCCTACAACAACTGTTGGCCCAGCAGGAGTAAATAATGTGCTTGCTCAAAAAACATCAAGGAACGGTATTATTAAAAACTTTTTGTCATCTAAGTATATTTCAGAGTCTGACGTAAATGCAATGCTTTCTACGCAGGCTGGAACTGTCCAGTCTTCAGCATTAGTTATGAATGGTCCAGCCTTTACAACCACAGAGTCTCCAACTAATTTTATTTCTTATGTATATAAACCACTAGATAATAAATTTAAGCACTTTGGAACAAGGCTAAGAATCATTGGTAAAATTGAAAATGATCAAAATAAAGGACAAACACCCGTTGGTTCTTCTGTATATTATCAAGTTTCAGGAACCACTCCAGATAAACCTATAAGTGTTACTGGAGGTTCTGGTGGTCTTGCTGTCATGATTAATCCATTAACAAATAATGGATATTATTTTGAAATTATTGGTCTTTCTTCAATACCACTAAATAGTTCTAAAAAAACAGAAGTAAGCAATGTGATGTTTTATAAAGTAAAAGCCTCTGGAACATCTGCTATCCCAATTAAGTTGTATCAAGGACTAGCAAGTATTAACGTTGATGATGGAACACTTACTGGCAAATATCGAATGGCTGCAGAAAAATCTCCAACGGTTTATGATCTATCTGTTGAGTATCAAGATATTGGAACAAGAAGAAGGTTCTTTTTATATATAAATAATAACCTTATTGCAACAGTAGATGATGAAGATCCACTTCCAGTATATAATAATATGGCATTATTTGTCCGTGGCTCATCAAGGGTTATGTTTGAAAATATATATGCTTTAGGAAATAACTATTCCCAAAACACTGCTTTTAAAATTAATACGCCAATCTCTTCAGTGTTTGGAGATCCAGAAGTTAGTGCAAACAATTCTTTTGAAAAGTACGCAATGAGTGGTGTAATTCAAAACACATATCTGTCGGGAATAAGTTCTGCAGAACCACCATCATTTAGTATGTACTTTGATGAGTTTGGAACAATTATGAGAGAAGCAGCAACCTTTAATATTAAATATGATCAGGCATACCCAGCACTATATGCACAAATATCTCCAACATTTAATAGACTAAAAGGATATACTGTTTCTGGATTTAGAGCAGGATCATACGGGGCAGAGTTTATGATATTTAATGCTACAGATACTAATTTAAGTTTAGATGAAACATCTGGAAACTATCTTAGAATACAGGGTATAGCATTTACACAGGAGTCAAATCAAGATCTAACAGTTGATGAATATTTTTCAAAGAATAGCAATTTGGCTGATCCACAAATGGCTGGATCTTCTTTGGTTTCATATCCATTTAAAGTTGCAAAAGATTATCAAGATATTAAGTTAAGCAGAATGTCCTACGGTAAAAAAGAATTTACCTTAGAGGTTCCCTATATTCAATCGCACGACGCAGCAGAAAATTTAATGGCTTGGGTTATTAAAAAAATAATGAAACCAAGAAAATCAGTTGGAGTTAAAATTTTTGCAAATCCAATGATTCAATTAGGGGATATAGTTAGTTTAGATTATGTAGATAATGAAATTAATATGGTTGCACCAAAAGATAGCAGGTTTGTAGTGTACAATATAGAGTATTCAAAAGATCAGAGTGGACCATCAATGACAGTGTTTTTAAGTGAGGTAGTCTAATGGCAACAGATGCAGTGGCAAATCAATCTACAAGCCTTTTTAGATCGACAGGTCCTGCTTCAGTAAAGGCTGCAGATCCACCACTAATTGCGCTTAGCAATCCAACTCTAAGTGAAGACAGAATGATAGAGTTAGTTTTTGAAAATATTGGGGGACAAGAATTAATAAACATTACAAGAAATGACATAGTTAATGGACAAGATGTTTTGTATAGCCCTATTAAAAATCTTAAGGACATATATCTTCAATATAACCCAAACAATATTATTAAACTTGAAAATACTTCAGACACATATTTTAAGAATTTTTCAATAAGACTAGAAAATAAACTTCCATACAGTGGAACTGCCCCAAATGGAGAATACCTTCCATACAAGGGAACTGGTCCAAATGGAGAGATAGTGTATATAGATCAAACTACTGGAGATCTTATTATAAATGTTTCATCAATTGAGCCTGGTGAGCAGGTAGATGTAGAAATATTAAACAGTGGTGAGACACTTAATGGTACAATATATGGAGAGGAGTCATAAATGATAACTAATACAGGCAAGAATATTTTGGCCAAATATCTTATTGGACAGGCCCCTGCCTACGCTTCACATATTGCAGTTGGTTGTGGACCAAAACCTCTTCTATCACTTTCGTGTGACATTAAAAAGACTTCGCTTCTTAATAATATAGCCACAATAACTACTTCTAAAGAAGGTCTGGTATCTCCCCATGGGCTATCTGTTGGGCAAAAGATCATAGTGTCAAACTCATTAAAGAGCAATATAGACGATGTGTATCTTGGCAAGTACACAATACTTTCTGTCCCATCACCAACAACTTTTACGTATGCTTTAACTGGTACAGACTTAACTGAAGAAACACTTTCTCCAGTTGCTAAAGCCTCTGTAGAATTTTCAGACAAAACTTCTTTAGACTTTGAGATGTTTCGTGTGCCTATTACTTCTCGTGGATATGTTACAGAGGACGGTCAGTCAAAAATTGTTTTTACTGCAGAACTTCCAACAGCAGAAAGATATGAAATAACTGAAGTAGGTGTTTGGTCTGCAGGTGCTAATCCAACTGCAGGAGCCTATGATAGCAAAACAATTTATTTATTTAATGAAACAGACAAGTGGGAATATCACAATGAAAGTGGGGCTGTTGCAATTGCTCAAATTTCTACACGACTAGACTCAGGCTCAACGCCACCAGACAATGTTATAAGCACAACAAATCAAGTATTTAAAACAAACGCAGATAATCCAACCTTTACTGAAGCAAGCAGACTTGAACGGTATGAAAGATGCAGATTCTTAAATAACGTAATGGTTATAAGGGGAGACATGAGCAATCTGTCCCTTACAAACGGAGTAGTTGGTATTCCAACAGGAGCAACTCACATACACTTAACTGGAGAAAGTATTGATTTTAATAAGAATGCCCCGACTGATCAACTTAAACTTGCATTTTCAGTTATAAATAAAGATGGAGAGTCAGCAACTCAACCAGATGAAGTAAGAATTGCAATTGAATTTTCAGACACAGATGAGGCAAATGCTACAGGAGCACAATATGCAAGACTCCAGGTAGTTTTAAAAGAAACAGACGAAGGTGTTGATTTTGCAACAAATAGATATTTTGTTTCTTCAGTTGCTTTGCAAGATTTGCTTAAAACAACTGGCTTTACTTGGAATGTTGTTGATAC